ACTCGGTGAGCACATCCCCGAGTACACTGCGACCTTCGCCAAGGACAGCATCTACCCGACATGGGCGCGCTCGCACTAGACTTCTCACGCTACTCGCACGACGAGCTGCAGCTGCTGTACAAGCGGCTGTCGCTGGCCGAGCAGGCGCAGGAGGCGGCGCGCATCGCACGCGATCAGGAGCAGTGCCCCAAGTCATTGGCGACCTTCATCAAGGCCGCGTGGGAGGTGCTGGAGCCCTCCCAGCCCTACGCACATGGCTGGCACATCGACGCCATGTGCGACCACCTCGAGGCGGTCACCAAAGGCGACATCACACGGCTGCTGATGAACGTGCCGCCCGGGTCGATGAAGTCACTGCTGACCGGCGTCTTCTGGCCGGCGTGGGAGTGGGGGCCGAAGGGTATGCCCAACATGCGCTTCATCGGCGCCAGCCACGAGGAGAGCCTTGCTACCCGTGACAACGTGAAGATGCGCAGGCTGGTGGAGAGTGACTGGTTCCAAGCACGCTGGCCTACCATCCTGACCAGCGACCAGAACGCCAAGCAGTACTTCGAGAACATAGCCACGGGCTGGCGGCAGTCGTGCCCTGTCAAGTCGATGACGGGTAAGCGTGGAGACCGGGTGCTGTGGGATGACCCGCACAGCGTTGAGGACGCGCACAGCAAGCCCGCACTGGCAGAGGCCGAGCGCATCTTCCGTGAAACATTGCCGACTCGACTGAACAACCCCGAGACCTCGGCCATCGTGGTGATCATGCAGCGTCTGAACGAGAAGGACGTCAGCGGCATCATCCTCAAGGAGCAGTTTGGCTACGACCATCTGTGCATCCCGATGGAGTACGAGGGCAAGCGCAAGACCACCAGCATCGGCTGGCTGGATCCGCGCAGCATGCCCAACGAGCTGATGTTCCCGGCCCGCTTCTCGCGCGCAGTGGTGGAGCGGGACAAGCGGGTGATGGGCACCTACGCAGTGGCTGGCCAGTTCCAGCAGCGACCGAGCCCAGCTGGTGGCGGCATCATCTCTGCAAAAGAATTCATGCTCTGGCCTGCGAAGACGCCGCTGCCAGACCTGTACTTCGTGATCCAGTCCTACGACACCGCGTTCACGGAGAAGACCGAGAATGACCCCACCGCCTGCCTCGTGCTAGGCATCGGGGAGCACGTCGCGGGCGAACGCAAGGGTGAGAAGTTCGCCATCATCCTCGACGCATGGACCGAGTATCTGAGCTACCCCAAGCTGCGCAAGAAGGTGATGGACGACTGGCGTGCGGAGTACGGCGGGATCGACAACGACATCACCCACCCCCCTCGCAAGCCCGACATGATCGTGATCGAGGAGAAGGGCTCAGGGCAGTCCCTGCTGCAGGATCTGAGGGTGGCAAACGTCCCGGTGCGGGGCTACAACCCGGGCAAGGCCGACAAGATCACCCGGGCGCACATGGTTGCGCCATTGCTCGAGGCTGGGTTAATATACGTCCTAGAGTCCAAACGCGACCCCGGTCAGGCCGTGACATGGGCACGTGCGCTGATCGAGCAATGCATTGCGTTCCCCAACGGTGAGCACGATGACATGGTCGATACGCTGACACAGGCCCTGATCTACCTGAGGGACATCAGCCTGCTGCAGCTGGACTTTGTGGCCCCCGAATTACCGGAGACGACTGACTACCATGACCGCAAGCACAAACGTCTCAATCCTTACGGCAACTGAGTTGGACTGCAGAAGCCATTTCGCCCGGAGCCAACAACCTCGGGCGCTTTTTCATGGAGCCGAGCATGGATCTCAGCACACTTAGCCCTGAAGACATCAAGGCACTGGAGTCGCACTTCACGCCGAAGACCCTGCACCCATCGTGGGGCGCAGGCATCGGCGACCAGATGCCAAGCCTTGAGCACCTCGTGGCCCAGATCCTCGCCCAGAACGGCGGCCGGGGTGACGACCAGCCCATGGCCAAGTCCCCCAAGGGCTACGGAGCGCTGGCGATGGCCACCGGCAAGTTCGGGGCGAACAACCCCAGCGCGGTCAGCCAGACCATCGGCAGTGTGCTGCAAGGTTTTGCAGATGGCGGTGCGGTAGGCGGCCGGCCCGTGCCCGGTCAACCCGGCATGCGCAAGTACCCCAACGGCGGCTTCATACCCAACATCAAGCCCATCGGCATCCGCATGCCAGCCAATCTGGTCTACGACTCGGGCAGCATGGATCCCAACCTCTCAGTGGCTGAGAACCAGCAGAACCAGATGAACCGGCAGGACGTCATCAACGCCAAGCAGGGCGACGGCGGCTGGAGCTTCAAGGACGGCGTCAACCGCGTCGGCGCGGCGCTCATCAACACCGGCCTCGGCGCGGCGATCCCCGGGGCTGGGCCACTCATCGCGGGTGGCAGCCTGCTCGCAGGGCAGAGCCCCGGCGGCGGCGTCATGGGCCAGATGCCATGGAACCAGCCTGCGGCGGCCCCCGTCATCAACTACGGGGGCTTGGGCGCTGGCCCGGGCTATCAGGACGTGAGCGGAGGCAACGGCTACATCAGCCCGATTGGCGACAGCATGCCGTTCCCTGAGATAGAAGGTGGCCCAGCACCTATCGCTGGGACCCCGGGTGGCGGATATGGAGCCCCTGCGGATGGCAACACCTTGCAGCCGGTCACCGTCGGACCACCAGCGGCGCAGCCTGCGGCACCAGCCGGCCCTCCTCTGGGCGGTGGCGAGTCGAGCCCCGGAAGTAACGCGCTGCAACCTGTGGTGGTCACCGGATCCAGACTCCAAGCCCCTGAACCCATCGACAAGCTGCCGGGTCTGCCCGAGATCCCAGCAGGCCCCCCTCAGGCGCCGCCTGTGGTGTCGCTGCCTGACCCGACAGGAGGCTCAGTGCCACCAGCCATCGACAACCCCAACGCGCCCCCTCCTGCGCCCTACACGCCCCCTCCTGCGCCCTACACGCCCCCACCTCAGGCCATCCCTGACCCGGGCACTAAGGGCGAGCATAAGCCCGTCACCACGCCCCCGTCCATGACTCGAGGCAATCACCGTCTGGTCACCTACGCACCGAACATCGTGCCGGGGCTCAGCGGTGCGCAGATGGCTGCAGGCCAGAACGGCGGCGGCTATGGCGGCGACCCGAATATCATCAACGTGCGCGACCCCATCGGAGGGGCAGCAAGCAATCCTTTTCACCCTGACTACACCCACACCGACCCAACCGCTACGGGCGGCACGCAACCGGCGGCAGCTGCCTCGCCATTGGCGGGTATCTCCAAGCCAGCTGCGGCCCCAATAACCGCGTCAGGCAGCACCTTGAGCGCTCCGGCGAGCACCCAAGCACCACAGAACCAAGGGATGCCCGGGTACGCCCCGAGCGCGATCCGTGGGGTGCAGGGTGGCAGCGGAACCGTGAGCGAGACCATGCGCAACGACTGGAACGGCTTCTTCGACAGCACCCCTGCGGGGCAGGTTGTGGACTGGGCCGGCGGCAAGCTGCAGAACATGGGCAACGGTCAGGCATGGTTCGCCTCCCCAGACGTGGTCAACGGCGGGATCATGCTGGACAAGAGTTCCATCGACAACCCGAACGTGATCCAGAGCCTGATGGCGCAGAGCCCCGGCATCGCGCGGGAGTGGGCACGTTACGGATTGCAGCCTGACTCAGGCGCGGTGAGTCACCCCGATGACCCAATCGCCGCCTACGTGCGCGACTACCCCAAGGCCCACCCCAGCGCGTACTTCCAGAACACCGACTGGAAGGGGCAGTACGGGCTGACAGACAACAAGGCCAAGGGCGGCCGTGTTCGGGGCGCCCTGTCCGCAGCATTCAAGTAGGATAGAACCATGGCAAATCAAATCATCCCTCCCATGGCAGACCTGCCGCCAGATCTGCTGACCCCGAAGCCGACCGACCCCAGCGACGACGATCTGGCCCAGCTGGACCCCAGCGTCGACGACGGCGCCAATGACAAGGGGCTGCGGATCGAGGGGGAAGACGACAGCGACTTCGAGGAGCAGGAGGATGGCTCCGTCATCATCCGCGACAAGGCCAAGGACGCCCCCAACTCGTCCGAGTTTGATGACAACCTCGCCGAGAGCGGGCTGCTGGACGAGTCCTTCCTGAACCGATTGGGCATGGATATGGTCGAGCTGGTCGAGGCCGACAAGGAGGCCCGCACCGAGCGCGACAAGCAGTACGCGGAGGGCATCAAGAAGACCGGCATGTCCAACAGCAAGAGCGTTGGAGCGGACTTCGACGGCTCATCCAGCGTCACCCACCCGATGCTTGCAAAAGGTTGCGTGGACTTCGCCTCCAAGGCCATCAAGGAGCTGTTCCCCAGCTCCGGCCCGGTACGCACGCAGATCATCGGCGAACAGAGCGACATCAAGGTGGAGCGCGCCGAGCGCAAGAAGACCTACATGAACTGGCAGCTCACCGAGCAGGTGCCAGAGCACCGCCCTGAGTTCGAGAAGATGCTGGGGCAGCTGCCACTGGGTGGCTCGCAGTACAAGCGCTGGTGGTACGACCAGAAGATGGGCCGGCCACGCACCGCTGCGGTTTACATCGACGACATCTTCCTGCCATTCGACCAGAACGATTTCTACACCACACCACGCCTGACGCACCGGGAGTTCATCGGCGAGGCTGAGTACAACGCCCGCGTCGACTCCCTGCTGTACCGCGATCTGGATCTGGTAGAGGCGGGTGACCAGCCCGAGCGCTCAGACGCCGCCAAGGCCGCCCGTGACGTTGAGGGTGTGAGCGATGACGGCACCGCCTACAACAAGACCGGCGGCACGCGTGAAGTTTTCACCATGTACGTGGATCTGGAGGTCGAGGACGACCCGATCACCGGTGGTGACCTCGCCCCCTACATCCTGCACGTGGAAGAGCACGGCGGCAAGGTGCTGGGCCTGTATCGCAACTGGAAGGAAACCGATGAGCGTCGCCTCAAACTGCACTGGATTGTTGAGTACAACTTCATCCCTTGGCGCGGTGCGTACGCGATTGGCCTATACCATCTCATTGGTTCCATGGCCACGGCCAGTACCGGCGCAATCAACGCGCTGCTGGACTCAGCCCACATCAACAACTTCCCGGGTGGGGTCAAACTTCGCGGAGGCCGTACCTCGGGGCAGACGATCAACGTCAACCCCACGGAGCTACAGGAGCTGGACGCCCCCCCGGGTGTAGATGACATCCGCAAGCTGGCGATGCCGTTCCCATTCAACGGCCCCAGCACCGTGCTGTACCAGCTGCTCGAGTGGCTGACCCAGCAGGCCGAGATCGTGGTCGCCACTGCTAGCGAAAAGATAGCAGACGGCGGTTCAAGCATGCCCATGGGGACCGCACTGGCCCTGATCGAGGGGGGTGCCACCAACTTCAGCGCGATCCACGCACGGCTGCACCACAGCGCACGCCGCGAGCTGGAGATCCTGCACCGTCTGGATGCCACCTACCTGAACGACCAAGAGACAGTCGACGAGCTGGGTGAGCTTGTGGTTTATCGCAAGGACTTCATGGGTCCGATGGATGTGCTGCCGGTCAGCGACCCCAACATCTTCAGCGAGGCCCAGCGCTACGCCCAGTTCCAAGCCCTGCTGCAGCTGGCCGAGAACCCCATGTTCGGGCAGTTCTTCAAGGCCGACCGCTTGCTGGTGCGCGCGCTCAAGCTATTGCAGATCCCCTACGGCGACGACATCGCGAACCTGCCGCTGGATCCGAAGCGCCTGCCACCGTGCGACGAGAACGTGGCCGCCAGCACCGACCAAGGCACGCCGCTGAAGGTCTTCGAGGAGCAGGACGATCTGGCCCACATGGAGAGCCACCTGACCTACATGACGTCGCCGATCTTCGGCGGCTCGCCACTGATCGGGTCGATTGCACTGCCCAAGCTGATGCAGCACGTGAAGGAGCACTTGGTCGCGTTCTACAAGAAGAACCACCAAGCCGCCGCCTATGCGATCAAGGCCATCGCCCAGATGCAGGGCCACGACCTGACCGACGAGCAGGCCCAGTCCAAGGGCCACGCCTTCGCCGACCAGACCATGGCCAAGATACTGGCGCCGATGGTGGCGCCGGCCATGCAGCAGGCCCAGCAGCTGCTGCAGAAGGTCATCCAGCCACCACCGCCGGATCCGAACACCCGGGCCGCCCTCGCCTCGCAGGAGAAGATCGAGGGTGCGAGGCTGCAGGCCGATGCGCAGGAGAACGACAAGGGGCGCAAGTTCAAGGCCGAGCAAGCCTCGAGCCAGCAGGCCCTCGACATGGCTCTGGAGAAGATGGAGCAGGACGCCAACCGTCGGGCCACCGACATGGCGACCATGGTCGAGCGGATGGAGCAGGAGGGTGCGGAGCGCATGGCTACGCTGAGCGCGCGTCTGGATCAGCAGAAGACACAGCTGGTCGAGGACAACAAGCTCTTCCTCGCCGAGATGAACAACCAGAACGCCGCCGCCTTGGAGGTGCTCAAGACCGCGCTGACCCAGCAGGCCGCCGCGATGCCGGATATCAGCGCCGTCATCCAGCCGATGCTGGTGAGCCTGCAAGAAAATGCAGCTGTGCTGCAGCAGCAGTTCGAGCAGCACGGTCAGGGCACTATGCAGGCGCTGATGGCCGTCGCGCAGTCCATGCAGGCTATGCAGCCCAAGCCAAGCCGTGGACACCGCTTGGTGAAGGATCCCAATGGCAATACAATCGGCATCGAGCCCGTGCCAGATGAGCCGGTACCACCACCCTCACCGGAGTTCCCGCAATGAACATGATCCCCTGCCGCATCAACGGTGTAGATGGGTGTCTGGTGGACGATTCCCTGATGGATCGCAAGGACATCCGCACCGAGAACGAGAACGAGATCGTCGACGCAGTGGAGTACTGGCTCGAGGGCGAGCTGGTGCACCGGTCGGCCCATGTACAGCTCAAGCAGGGCATCGGCTCCCTGCTCGAGCAGGGCGCATTCAACTAGGTAACCGACATGGCAAACACCCAAGCATTCTGCAACTCCGCGCGCGTTGACCTGCTGACAGGCCAGCACAATTTTGGTGTGGGCTTTGTCCGTGCGGCCACCACACAGGACGTCTTCAAAGGTGCTCTGTACTTCGCCACGGCCACCATCAACGCATCCACCGCGACCTACACCGCCACGGGTGAGGTGGGCGCCTCCGGCTCCTACGTCGCAGGCGGGTTGACCTTCGGGGCGTTCAACGCACCGGCGGCTACAGGTGCACAGGCCTACACCACGCCGACGGCGAGCTGGACGACAGGCCCCAGCTTCAGCGCGACGGCCTTCGACTGCATCCTGATGTACAACTCCTCCAACGGCAACAAGAGTGTGGCCGCGTACACCTTCGGCTCCCAGACCGTGGTCTCGGGCACCTTCACGCTGACCATGCCCGCTAACGGCGCAGGTACAGGACTGGTGCAGGTGAACTGATGTCCGGTGCTGCTGGTACGACAACCGTAGACTTCGGGGCCACCCCCGTGGACTACGCGTCGTTCACCGTTACGGATCCCGGGATAGGTGCAACAGATTACGTGGAGGCGTTCTTTATGATGGACTCCACGGTGGACAACACGGTGGAAGACCACGAACGCGCGGCGGTGTTCTGCAGGCTGACCTGCCTCCCCGCTGCGGGCTCATTCACACTGAAGATTTATAGCTTGATGGGTCTGATGTCGGGCCATTTCAAAGTTCGATACGCATACAGCACTTAGGAGCAGATCATGAGTTGGTTACAAGCACTAATCGGCAAAAACCTCACCACGCAGGTATCCACCACCAACGGGCTGCCCGTGTTCACCGGCGACGCAGGAGTGGCACCCGCCGAGGTGGGTGCGGTGCGTATGTTCACAGAGAACGATACAGGG